GGGGAAGGGAAATTTTTGAATACCATTAGCAGCATAAACATTACCTTTGGCATTCTTTCCAAATATATTAGGGAAGATTCCACCTAACCAACCTGTAAGTGGTCTCATTATTGTTTGCTGTATTGCGATACGAGTTAAATCCTTAATAATAGATTTTGCCAAGTCCTTAAATGCAAATTTTCCTGTAGTAACAAAATCTACCAAAGTATCTTCTAATTTTTGGAAGGCATTACCAACAGTTTTTGACATAGCCCCTGCTACATCTTCTAAACCTTCTTTGTATTTATCAAAACCAGCTTTTGCACCTTCAACAAATTTATTTATAGCATCTTCGGCTTTTTTAGTTCCTGCCTCAACCTTCCCTGCAAATTGTTCTGGGTTGAATACTTTATTTAATCTTTTCATTATTTCTTCCTTACGTTCAGCATCTGATTTTCTGATACTTGTTTCGGCTTCTAAACCTAATGCGTCAACTAAAAGACGTTTTAATTCTTGTTCGTATAGTTTTTTAAATTCTGCACTACTTTCTTTAGCATCTGTTATCGCACGAATATTATCTTTAGCAATATCTTTAAAACCTAATACTTTTGACTGTAGTGCTTTTCCGCTTAAACCTTCGTCTTCTCTTAGTTTTTCTGCAAGTTGAACTTGTAAATCTCTAATTTCAAATTGACTTGTTAGTTTCTCTCCAAAATTGTCAGGAATTAGTTTGCCTAATTGTTTAGAAAGCCAACTAATTGTATCTATTACTGGTTTTAAACCTTCTGTGATATTTTTAACTGAGTCATCAATGATGTATTTTAAATCTTCACCAAATATTATCCAATCTGCTAATACTTCTTTAATCTGTTGCTCGTTTTCATTAGCCCACATTACCAGTAATGTCATCTGGTCTTGGAATCCAGCACCAGTATCTTGGAAAAATCCACCATAGTTTTCTTTAGCGGTATCTAAAGCAAGCTTTAACCTTGCACCAGCTTTTTCTGGTGACTCACCAATAGTCCTTGCTAACTGGTCATAATCTTGAACTTGTTTTCTTGTAAAAGCAACAAAGTCAGCAATCGTTACACGACCTTGTTCAAAATCTTTAGCTAATTGTGGTAAGTCTCTACCTGTAGCTTCCGCAAACTTAGCAACAGCACCAGGTAATCTTTCACCGATTTGCCCCTGCATTTCTTCAGCCGTCACCTTACCTTTGGACAATACCTGAGTAGTTGCTCTTATGATTGCATCTAAATCTGCCTGACTACCACCAAAGGCAACACCAGCAGCAACCATACCTCTATAAATCTGTTCTGTCTCTTTAATAGTTAAATTATTAGCTCTTGCAGCAGCAGAAACCTTTGAATAACCATCAAGAGTTTCGAGCAAACTAACAGAGTAATCTTTACTGATTTGTCGTGCCAATTTTAAAACACGATTATATTCTTCTTGATCTGTACTGACAGCAGCTAATGTTCTTTTTGCCTGATTTAACTCAGCAACATATTCTGCTACACCACCAGCAGCTTGTCTTATAGGAGTAACAGCAGAACCTATAGCAGCACCGACTAAAGCACCAGGAACACCTCCTCCAACAACACCACCAATGGCTGCACCGACACCAGCTTCGGGACTTATCCTAGCCGAACCAGCAACAACACCAAGGCTTTGTGCAGCACCCTTAAATCTACCTCCAGCATTTTTTCCGCTTTTGCCTGATTTTGCTAATGCCGCTTCTGCTCTATTTATATCTCTTGTTAATTCACGATATTCTTTACTTGTCATATCAACATTAGCTCTTAATTCCCTAAAAATATTGATCGAATCCCTTAATTCGTTTTCTGTTCTATTTGTTGCACCAGCTAAAACTCTAGTTTCTTTAGCCAAAAAACTTATATCACTAGCAGATTGTTTTGCTTGACTTCCAAGAGTTTGTGCAGATCTTTTTAACCTTTGTACTTCTGCACCACCTTCAACAATGGCTTTAATTCTAAGTGTAGTCTCTTGTTGAGCCATATCAATCGTCCTTCTTATTAAACAGCCTTATCGCTTGTGCTTCCATAGTACGAATACCTTCAAACATAAAAGTACAATCTTTTACTAAGTATAGTTTACATAACCAATTAAGCGACTCATATTTTAAACCAATTACACCATTCATTGAAACATTCCATTGAGTCTGCATACGCAAGAACATCATCACGATATCCCAATTATCGTCAAAAATTTCAAAATCTTCTTGTTTTTTCTTTGGCATTGAAATTCCCATAACAAGAGCATCCTCGTAAGCGTCATCAACCTGGCTACCGCCATTAAACCAATAATCAGTAGCCTCTTCTAGTTTTTTGAGCCAGCCCCCTCAAGTGATTCAAGATAACCTTTTACTACACCTCTAGCCCAATAAGGATCATCAATAAATTCCTTTTTGTTTGATGTAGTGCAAGTAATGGCAGAACCATCTTCTTCTTCAATACCTTCCCAACCAACTAATACTGCATCTAATAACTCAGCATCACCTATGTTAGATAATTTCTTGATTTTAGAAGTAGAAATCTTTTTAAACGTACAAGTAAATTCTTGTAGATCAAAAGTATTAGAACCATCTTCAGAAGGAGATTCGATAGTAACTTTCCATTTGTAGGAAGAAACTTTTTTGCGAATGTATGCCATTAATTAATAATTAGTACTCATCCGCAATAATACTAAGCTTGTCAACAGAAAACAAGCTTTACTTCATCATTTCCTGTCGCACTTGGAGTAGGAACAAATGGTAAGTTCAACATCTGAATACCTTGGTCATCAGAATATGTTGGGTTTCCTATGTCACAAACAGGAGCTAAGACAGAAACTATATTTCCTGCTGTTGTTCCATGCTGGAAACAAATCTTTCCTGTTGTATCAGCATTAGCAATAGTAAAGAAGTCTTTCTGAGCCATTGTGGGAGCTTCTAAGACGGCTGTTCCGCTTGGTGTTCTATTGGTAAGTAAAACAGACTTATCAGCCCCTACAAGTTCTCTGTAGACGATCTCATTAGCCATGTCCATTGAGATAGAACTAATAGCTGCTGTATCGTAATCAAGGAATGATGCTGCAACTGTATTTCCTGCTTTAAATAGAACAGGAGTAGTCTGATTTGAATAAGTTGTTGCAGGTAAGGCAGTATCAGTCGGACTGTTGTATATCCCAGTAAGGGAGAAATTGAATACTGGAATCGAACCTACCTCCAGAGACATTGAAACGCTTCCTCGACAGCCCGTGGCTTTGTGTAAGACACCTGAGTTGTTGAAATATATAGTTGTTGACTCAAAACCTGTTGATCTTGGTAAATAACCTACGTTAGCTGCTATGGAATAACCAGAACTAGAACCAGGAACAAATGTAGCTGTAGATGCTTTGACAGTTGCAACTTTTGATGTTCCGTTGTAATCAACAATTAATCCTTTATGACCATTACCAGTACCAGAAGTGATTGTTATAGTCATTCCGTTGTAGTAATCATCATTAGCATTTGCTCCAGAAGCTAATGTTATTGATCCAGCACTACCAGCTTGAGAACTTCCTGTAACTGCTGATCCTGTTGTACTGGCGTTAAATCCACAGGCACGGAGTAAACTGTCTAGCCTACTTGCAGTACCAGCCGTCCCAGAACCCGCAAATTCAGCCTCAAAGTTAATAGCAACCCTAGTATTTGCTAGTAGTTGATCGCTATTACCCATATAGGATCTAATCAAGTCCCTTGAAACTGTTTCAGCTTCGATAGGTGATACGTCTAGGTTTCTAACAAGGACAGCATCAGTACCAGCAGGGCTAGAATCTGTGCCGTAAGATGATTCGATCTTTGTTTGAATAAGTCGAGATCGTGAAAATAGTGCCATGTGGTTATTCCTCGGTGATAGGCATACGGAGCAGCTTTAATTTGATTTTAGTCTAAATTAAGTGGATAAGTCATTTAATTCTGTTCTATATCGAACTAAATAGTTACAACTAATCACTCCCGCAGGTTGGTCAGCATCCATTAATGCAAAATCCACTCCTACTGGTTGTACGTCAATGGCATAACCACCGAGCGTTAAGTCTGCTGTAATTTTGCTATGTAATGATTCCACAATAGGGTCTGCAACCTCATCAGGAACATCACCACGAACAATTACAGCTACACGAACTTGTAAAGACCAATCAAGTTTCGGTAATGTTAAATTTGTTTGAGAACTGTCAGAAACAGGCTCTATAACAAGTGCTGGTGATTCGCCTCTACTTAATGGAACAACACGAGAACGATAAATTCTGGTCGATACATTGGTAGTACCAGCTAAAACTGTTTTTATTTGATCTAGGATTTGTTCTCTTTTAGTTGTCATGTCTTCTGTAAAGATATGGTTACTAATTGAGCATCACTAGAAAAACGAGTATCTCTAACTGTATAGGCATTACCATCAACAGTTATTGAATTACCCGATATAAGTGAACCAAAATCACTAGCTTGAGTTTCCAACGTGTAATCGCTGAATAGAACCATTCCATCCATTAATACTTCTGTTGGTTGACGCAATATTCCATTTGCAGTAGTACCACCCGAAGTACAACTTACTCCGAACTCACCACCTACAAATACTGAATTGTCATCACTCAGAGCCATCTTTTACCGTATAAGGTTTTGGTTTTTTTACTTTTGGTTTGCAAGTTTCAGTTGGTGCTACTGTTGCTTTCCCAATACGAATTACAAATTCAGCATCAGCTTCACTTAAATCGTATGTAGAGCCAGCATCTAAAGCTTCACCATTAACTAAAACACCTCTAAGAACTAATACTTTCATAAGAAAAAGGAGGGTTGCCCCTCCCGCTAATCATTAATGAGTAACGTCTTTCATTACAGCGAATGAAGTTGGCTGTCTTAAAGCGAAGTCAACTGTTGTTATCGCACGAACTGATTGCAATGCTTTTGCAAAGTCATCAGACTCAAGACCCATTTCGATCTCTAATCCATTACCCCAAACTCCTAGTATTCCAGAACTGAAGTTACCGAAAATAACAGCAGAACAATTACTAGAACTAGAACCTTTAGTTAGGTTG